TTAATTTCTGGATTGTATAAATTCTCGCTGTAGATCAACTGTCATTTGCAGTTCTTCACATTTCTTGTGCAAAACACTGTTTTCAGTTTGCAACCAGTTAACTTGAGCACTTTTCTGCACAATCACAGCGCGCTGTTCTTCCAGTTGGCGGATTAACTCCGCCTCATTGAACATTGTCATGCTGCCTCCGTCCTTACAACCGGAACAGAGCAGCCTGGTAGCAACTGCACCGACGGGCCTTCGCACTGATTGCCCCATACGTCGAAACCATGTGACGACTGGCGGGCGAATAGCTCAATGCGCGGAACATCGCCCAGCAACTGCACCAGTTTTTCGCGGATGATGTCAGGCTTGCGCGAGTTTTCCATGCGCGGCGCCGTGACGTGCTGGCAGATTGACGCATCCATGCGGGCCGGTAGTTTCCCACGCACCGCAAACAGGCAGTCTTCGCTGTTCGCCCTTGTCATATGGCCCATGCCGATCGCGCTGTTGCCTTTGTGCTTGTTCGTCTTGTGCCATGTGAATCCTTTCATGGTCATCAGCTTGAAGCCCCACGCCTCGACTACCTTCAGCGCTTCAACCGGCTGCGTCGGCACCCACCACATAGCCAGCAAACAATCATCGGCAGCAAGATCCCATACTGGCAGGCGGCAGATATCCAGTACGTTCATTACCGGGTATTTAAACCCGGCGCCGCGCTCTCCGTCGGCTGCTTTGTCACGGTAAACCCAAGGCGGGTCAGCGTAGATAAGAGTGTATTTACCGGTCATGCCATACCTGCCTTAATTGGACGAACCTTAAGAGATTCATTCAGCTTTTCAGCTACTCTTTGAGCTGCAATAGGGTTGCGAATAATCAGTTTGGCTGGAGTTAACCAGCCTCCATACTTCGTCGAATAAATTAATGTCACCATTCCAACGGTGATATCGTCTTGATGATTAGTCATACACCACCCCGCGACATCCGATTCCTGCGTATTCACCGCGGCGCAGGCCGTTACCTTTCGATATGCACTGATCGCGGCGTATCGCTATCCTTGCGCGTTCAACCTCACCGACTGCTGCATCCATGCACAGCAACCAAAGCCTGGCTGCAATGCGGAACTGGCCTTTCGATTCTCGCTCAACAGCGCGCTTTTCTACCTCCATCGCCGCAGGAGTTACGGCGACTACCTTTGACGCCTGACGCTGAGATGCATAGTTCAGGTGATACTTTTCAAGACGGGTTAATTTGCTCATCGGATCCAGCCTTCTCTGAAAATAACCGCCAGCAGATACAGCCAGGCGGAAACGGCGGTCAGGAATAAGTACCATCCTGACCATTTTTCCCAGTGCCTGATCAGCGCTGTCATGCGGCGTTACTTACTGGGCGGTAAACACGCTGATCAACCGGCGGCTTTTTTCCGGTGAACTCTGCGGGGCTGGTGGCCTGACGTTCATCAAGCCAGTTCTCAACCTCTTCAGCGTTCCATGCACAACGCTTATCAGTGATCCAGAAACGCTGCGGGAACTCGCCATTGCGCTCCATGCGGTCAATGGTGCTCATAGATACCGGCACCACTGCCATCAGTTCCTTTTTGCCAAATGCTCTTTTCATAATTACCTCTCTTGCATTTGCGACGCGCGCGGCGCCGCAGTGGTGGTTACATCGGTACTTCGTTCAGTTCGTCGCAGCGGATGGTGTAAACGTCGGTTGCTTTTGCCAGCAGGTCATCATCACCTGCCAGTTTCTGAGCAACGTATTTGTACGCTTTGTCCAGGTCGGCCTGAGTGTTGTAGTTCATCGCCGCGCCGGAAAATGCGTGCAGAATCTCTTCAGGACCGCGATCGTCTTTGTGCTGCTGACGCTCTTCCTGTTTCTGCTCTGGCTTTGAGTTGATCAGGCTGTTCATGCCTTGAGCCGTTGCCGCTGGTGGCGTGATATCTCGCTCAACACGCGGTGTTGTCTCCTGCAATTCGTCAGGGGTGTAAACTCCGAGCAGAACATCAGGGGCATGCAGGCGCGCCCAGCGCTTAACGCACAGATAAGCGAGCTGCTGACGTGGATCCTGCTCCCACAGTGGAGAGTTACGGACACCGGCCTGAGCCATGCTGATGGTAAGTTCACGCGGCTCCGCTTCTCCTTTCAGCACCGCTGATACTGTTACGGTCAGTGATGGAGATTTGTCGCTCTTACCATTCACCTTTGACCAGTCGCCGTCCCAGCGGTAATTCAGGCGGGTTGAAAGCAGGTTTGAAGACGAAACGACGGCGTTAACCAGTTGTGCTTCATAGCCAAGAGTGCCGTTTACAACGTGCGTCTTTTGCGCAACAGCGAACGGGTTCATGCCCCACTGCGCCGCCTGCATGGTTACCGCCAGGCAGTCAGCAGGCTTTCCTGCCAGGTGCTGCGGAACTGTTGCTTTACTGTCTGCCATCAGGGTTGCGAAACGCACCAGGCGATCCATACCCTCAGGACTGAAGATTGCCGCAGCGGTCCCTACGGTAGCGCCAGGCTGTGATGTGATTGCGATATCGTTGCTCATACGTACATATCCTGTTTGCGTGCCCATTCAGGGCGTTTAATAATTTCCACGCCGCCCCATTCATCGCTGATGCGGCATTCGTGATAGGTGTTCAGATCCCGGCGGAATAACTGGTGACCGGCGTCAACGTCAGGCGCATCCAGCTCGAACACGCGGACTGGGTATCGACCGCAGTCGATGGTTTCACTCACAGCCAGGAAGAAAAATCCGTGTGGATGTCCGGTTACTTTCAGTGCGCCTTCGCGGTACATTGCGTCCTGCACGTGGTAGCGGAATTCCTCGATGTGACGTGCAAATCGATCCATGTCTGCAACCTTTTTCACGTCGACGATCACGTTGTGCTCATTCAGCCACTTATCCGGACGGATTCGGCACAGCTCGCCGGTCTCATCGTCATTCCAGTACATCGATGCTTCACAGTGGCCTGGAGCTTCCAGCATCCAGCGCGCCGCCGGATGGGCCATTGCGCTGTCGCGCATCAGTTTCAGCTTCCGTCCCTGCTCGGCATCCATCACCGTCATACCCATACCGGCAACATCGCGCAGGAACGCTTCTTCATCGGCTTTGCCCTGATTGGTGCGGCGGTTGAACTGTGGCGCCACGATGAAACGCTTATCGAATTCCTCCGGCTCAAGCAGCAGGCAGTGCAGAGCAGTCCCCATGTCCAGTGCGGATTTCTTCTCTTCATCTTCCGGAGCAGCCTTCACCCATTTCAGAAGGGCGGGGTTCTTGGCCACCATATCCAGTTGTGACTTACTCACGCCGTCACCGGCGTGGTAGTCCTCGTTGCTGATGTCGAAATAGATGCCGGTATTCATAACTTCACCTTGTATTCGTTCTGCTTGTTGGAGCGGGTTCCATCGTGAAACCATATTGCGCACCTGGTTACTTCTACCCATTTGCGACGTTCAAGCTCAGCGATGAACCAAGAAACCTTCGATCTTGAAATACCAAGAATCTTTGCCATATCTCGGATGCTGTGTTTTCCACCGCGCAGCAATGAGAGGAGCGTTGGATTCATGCCGCATTCCTTTTGCTGTCGATCTGGTCAGCCAGGTCAAGACGGGCAATGACGCCAGTTAATTCACGTTTGAATGACGACATAAGCTCTTCGAAATCATCGCTTTCAAATGCCGCCTCCATCACCTCATAACGAACACCGGCACGGAGAATGGCGCGCTTGAATGACTCTTCCATTTCGCAACCAGCAACTGCTTCGATCAGCTCAACGTGGCGGTCGTACAGTTCAGATGACAGCTGGTAGTCATTGCTGAACTGAGTTGCTATTTTTTTCAGGTTATTGAATTGCTGAATGTGCATAGCCACCTCAGTAGTTGATGGTTGTTGCTGGAACTTTCCCGCGAGCGATGGCGACAACACATGCCTTCGCCCAGTCATCAGGAATACCCTGGTCAATTAGCGCTTGGACCGCAGCAGCATTAATGGCCCGACGGTGCTCTACATCAGCAGCGCGTGCTGCTGCTTCATCAGCGATTCGCTTCTCTTCAGCCAGTCGCGCTGCTTCTTTCGCTTCAGCTTCACGCTTAATGCGATCTGCTTCTTCCTGCGCCTTGCGTTGCTCAGCTGCGATAGCTTCCTGTTTTTCGCGCTCGGCACGATCTGTGGCTTCCTTCTTCTCTGCTTCAGCTTTTTGCTCTGCGGCAATACGTTCACGCTCTGCCTGCTCAGCCTTGAACTTTAATTCAGCCTCGCGACGGGCAGATTCGGCGCGTTCACGCTCGATTTTCTCTTCGGCTTCGCGCTTGGCCTGTTCTGCTGCCTGGCGCTTTAACTCTTCTTCATGAGCAATGCGCTGGCGTTCTGCTTCTTCTGCTTTCTCCTTCGCTTCGCGGTCGAATGCGTCATTCATAAGCAGGGCAATTTCGTGATCTGATTCGAACTGCTTACGGTCGTTTTCAGCTTTAACTCGAGCAGCTTCTTCAGCTTTGATGCGCTCCTGTTCAGCTTCCCATTCGGTAGCCGGTCGGCGTATTTCTACCGCCAGTTCATCCAGCGCATCGCGTACTTTTTTGCGGCTTGCATCGACAAGAGCAGGGCGCTTTTTCATTTCAGCAACCAGATTTTTTCCAGCGTCGTCGATGGCTGTTTTAGTGCGACGCACGGTAGATGCCATGCTGATATAAACGCCGCGCCCCTTAACCGTGTTGACGTCACCAACTACCGATAACGCTTTCTGGCGAATATCAGCAATCAGGTTTGAGATGTACTCATCACTGATGAATGCCGATTCCAGATCTGCAGGTGCCGGAAGTTGTACCAGCACCAGTTCTTTTGATTCGCTCACTTGCTCACCCCCATATCCATTTCCGTTTTTACCGCCAGCTTGCTGACGAATACCCAGATCATTGCTTCACCCAGCGTGCGGAATTTCCAGCTCATCAGCCCGCAAGCTGTAACGCAGTACCAACCATTGATGACTTTCCACTTCATACAAACCTCTCTATTACCATTTTGGTAATACTTGAAGATGCAGGAAAGCCACGAAGTGGTGGTTTCTGCCTGAGCGATGCGCTCATGTATTACCTTTTGGGTAATAATCAGATCAAAAAGTGATTGTGTCAATAGGTATGACGAGAAAAAATTACCATTTTGGTAATTATATTAGGCGCGAGCTTACCGCCATCGGGCAGGTAAAGCGTCAGAATGGCGGGGGATTACTTGCTTTTGTTCTGCTCAAACACAAAGTTGATGAATGAGGTGATCTTGTTCTTCTCTTCCTGCGGCAGAGCTGCATACATCCGGTGGTCATAGTCGATAACACCAGGAGCGCCGACGGGAATAATCATCTCGTATGCTTCATGCCCGAACGCGCGCGCCAGGGAGGAAAGAACGCCGATGGTCGTGCTGACTTCAGCTTTCATAATCCGGTTAACTGTGGCTGGGCCAATACCAGCTGCTACAGCAACTTTCTTTTCGGATGTCATTTCCGGGTTCTTTCTCATCCAGGCGTTGAGCGTGGCTGCGGCCTGCTTCTCTACAGTCCATTCGCCATCTTCGGTGGCCGGAACAAAGTTATCTGCTGGAATAAATGCCAGGTCGTGATCAACATCAAGCCAGAACTTTTCTTTGCGCGCCGCTTCTTCAATGATACGCGCAGCATTTGGTCCGATGTTTTTGATGCCAGTGCACCACCGGTTGACCAGGTTCTGCGAACGCTTCACCCGTTCGGCAAAGCGCAGCTGGGTATCATCGAAATCCCGGCGGATGATTTCGTTAAGGTTTTTGCGTCTTATGTCATAAATACTTTTCATAGCTATTGTATTTGTCCATTTAATGTTACCTAACTGACTAAATTTAAATGAATATTACCATAAAGGTAAAGTTACCATAACGGTAATAATCATTGATTTTTTCACCAGAAAGGTAATAATTCAGATATGAATAGACAGGCTGAGATAAGCAAAATATGAGTGACGAAAAAAAATTTGATTTCAAAAAGCACTGGCTGGGACTGTCTCCTGATGAGCGTGAAGCATTTGCAGATGAAGCCGGAACCACCAGTCATTACATCCAGACTCACCTGACCGGGCGCCGCAAGATGCCTGGTAAGCGACTGATGGACGGACTGTTTAAAGCATGCCGTTCCCGCGAATGGACAAAGTCTAAACCTGAATTAGTGCTCTTCTTCTACGACCGATAATCCATCTGAACCCATCAATGCCGTCATCCCCTGGCGGCTCCTTCCTGCATAAAACACCTTTCTGGTAATAAAAAACCATATACGGTTGATCTTTTTTCGTCTTAGTGCAAAATTACCAAAGATAAATAACAAAGAGGTAATCCGATGAAGCGAATCACCCAGCGTGAGGCTCTCGATTTGGGCCTTACTCGATTCTACACCGGGAAGAAATGTATCCACGGTCATGACAGCGAGCGCTACACCCTTAGCGGCGAGTGTGTGCAGTGCAATAACGAACGGGCACGCCGACAGGCAAAGCTTCGTTCCGAAAAAATGAAGGCATCCAGAATGGCAAGAGAGGCAGCATGATCCCAGCAGCCTACTACAACGAAATCGACCCATTTGCAGTTCAATGGCTGCGTAACCTTATCGCCGACGGTCATATTGCTCCGGGCGAAGTTGATGAAAGGAGTATTGAAGATGTCACACCTGACGACCTCAGAGGATTTACCCAATGCCACTTTTTCGCCGGAATTGGCGTCTGGTCACATTCCCTGCGCCTCGCCGGATGGCCTGACGATAAACCAGTCTGGACTGGTTCCTGCCCGTGCCAGCCTTTCAGCGCGGCAGGCAAAGGCGATGGGTTTGCTGACGAGCGGCACCTTTGGCCCCACTTCTTCCATCTCATCAGCGAGTGCAGACCTCAGCATGTCTTTGGCGAACAGGTTGCAGCAGGTAACGCAAATGCTTGGTTCGACCTTGTACAAACAGACCTGGAAGGAATGGACTACTCCTTTGGGATTGTGCCGTTTCCGTCTGCGGGCATCGGTGCGCCGCACATCAGAGAGCGGGCCTACTGGGTGGCCCACGCCAGTAGTGGGAGATATGACAGGCGGACCGAGGCCCCCGAACAAGAAGCGCGGACCGGCGCCGGGATTGCAATCGGCGTCGGCATTGGCGGGCTGGGTAACTCCAACGTCGCGCGACTGGAAGGACTCGGCGGGTATGACGGCACAGCGGGATGGGAAGGAGCGACTGGATCATCTGCCGCGCCAGGCGTTCATGATGGGCTGGCCAACGCCGACAACGAGCAACACTCGATCGCCATCAGTAGATGCGGCCATGAATATGTATCGACAGGACGGAAGCAAGACCCAGCAGCGCTTGCAGGACTTCGCGGGGATTACCGGGCCCTTGAGGTTAACGGTTTTTGGCGAGATGCGGACTGGCTCTTATGTCGAGATGGCAAATGGCGTCCAGTTGAACCCGGCACATTCCCGCTGGTTGATGGGGCTGCCGCGCGCCTGGGACGAGTCGAGCCCGGGGTGGCAAGAGTGGCAAGCAGCAACCGCGTCGGCCGACTCAAAGGCTACGGCAACGCCATAAACGCACAGGCAGCAGCTGAATTCATCCGGGCTTATATGGGGGTTAGCTATGGCCGGTGACTGGATCAAGATGCGTGCCGACCTGCACACGCACCCTAAAGTTGTCCGCATGGCGTCCGCATTGAAAGCGGACAGATTGCGGATAGTTGGCGGACTACATTCCGCATGGTGTCTTTTCGATGTCCACTCCGTTGACGGTTTGCTTGACGGATACAGCGCGGACACTCTCGACGACCTGATCGGCTTCCCTGGATTTTCCCGGGCGATGATGGCTGTCGGATGGCTCGAAGAAAATGGAGAAAGTCTAGTAATGCCGCGCTTTGAAGCCCATAACGGGCAGTCTGCCAAGCGTCGCGCACAGGATGCTGACAGGAAGAGAAACGTCCGCAAAGCGTCCGCATCAGAAGCGGACAAAAAGCGGACCAGAGAAGAGAAGAGAAGAGAAGATATAAAAGATAAACCCCACACAGGGGGCGAGCAAAATTCACCTGTGGATAACTCTGCTGGTGGCGGGGAACCAGATCCGGATGCGAACAACGCGATGCTGAATGGCTACGTTGCTCCGGGCGGAATGGGTGAGCTTGGAAAATTCCAGATGCGCGACAACTGGAAGCCGGATCCGCAGTTCATCCAGCGCGCTGCGCTATGGGGCATAACCCTGAAGACAGACATCACGCCATTCGAGCTGGCAGAATTCATCACGTACTGGAAAGCGGAGGGCAAAGCATTCCACCACGACCAGTGGCAGCAGAAACTGGCGCGCAGTGTTCAACTGTCCAGGACAAAGCCAGCGAGAACGCAGCAGCGTGACGTTAACGCAGTACCCGAACCCGACAGCGAGATCCCTCCTGGCTTTCGCGGTTAATACCGGTAGCGCAGTAGCGCATTTTTTTACATCTAATGAATTACCAAAAAGGTAATAAAATATGCGCATTGCTATTGAAATTAACTCACTTGTGGTTTTAAATTACCCGAGGGGTAAATCATGAAAAGGCAGTTGCAGGCACTAGGAAGGCTCAAGACGGGCCAGATGAATAAAACCGAATCGGCTTACTGCCAGCATCTGGAGTTGCGTAAGCATGCCGGGGAAGTGGTCTGGTATCGGTTCGAAGGCATCAAGTTGCGACTGGCTGACAACACGTTCTACACACCAGATTTCGCAGTGATGCTCACTACCGGTGAGATGGAACTGCACGAGGTGAAAGGTTTCTGGACCGACGACGCCAGGGTGAAAACCAAAGTCGCAGCAGACCAGTACCCGTTTCGCATCATCGGGGTAACGGTTAAGCCAAAGAAAGCGGGTGGCGGGTGGAGCGTCGAAGAGTTCTAAATCGACGATCCTTTTAGTTATCAAACTAATCAATAACTTATGCGGGTAAGCGAGGGTAATAATGGGAAGCAATATCATTGAGTTAGCGAAGTTAGGACATGAGCGCGCGGCTGAACTGAAAGCATCATGCGGTGCTGTCGACGTTCGCAGTCTGGCACAACTGATTAGCGATCTGGCTACACAACTTGAAGTGCAGTTTGTTCGCTCAACCAACATGGCAGTACAGCTCGCTAACGCCGAGAGCAAATGCAGGGAGCTGGCGGCGGAGAATGGTGCACTGAAGAAATTCTGCAAAGACGCAGCATTCGATGCTGATTACGAAGCTGAGCTTGGTATGGATCGAGGCGGGTTTACCGATGCTCTCAACGACATCAAAACTCCAGCTACCGACGCTTTCCTGGCTGAAGTGCGGGCGCAGGGTGTGGAGTTGTTTGCCAAAAGCGAAAGGGTCGAGTCCGCCGCCGAGCTGATTGGCGGTAGCGTTGATATATCGATAAGTCTCAAAGGTTCCGCAAACAGAGCGGATGAGTTCGCCGCCCAGCTTCGCAAAGGAGCCTCGCTATGAGCAACCGATTCTACATGCTGTGTACACGAGAAACTGTAGGGAGCAACGCGTCATTCCACTGCCACAACGGCAACGGGTATAGCTCAAACATAGACCGCGCTCACGTGTATACCCGCGAAGAGGCACAACACAGCTGGGATTTAGGTAGAGAGATTGATCAGCCAGTTTGCGCAGACAGCGTTGATTCCTTAGCTACCTGGCATGTCGACTGCCAGTACATTCCTGCTGAAAGTGTTATTGAACGCGGATGCGAGTCCTACGTGGCCTACAAAAAAGGAAGCTGGAACGGCAACGATGTGTACTGGCTGCAACATGGCGGACTTCCAACAGATGACTTCAGTAAGGCATTCATTTTTGTTTCCGCTAACAAAGCGGAGCCTGGAATTGTCTGGATTCCTTTTGCCTTGGCTGACAAGGCTAAGCGCCGCACATTCAGCATCAATGAATTTAATCGCCGCACCATGGTGCAGGCGGCAGGGCTGGTTATGCCTGAATGGTTGAAAAAACAAAACCGCAGGAAAAAGGCGCGAAGCGGAAAGGTTCGCTGGAATTGCCCGCACTGCGGGAAAATCAGTTGGCAGTTCAACCCATACGACTTTGAAGGTTGTCGTGATATTAACTGTGAAGGATGGGAGGCAGCCCAATGACAGCACTCAACAAATATGCGGCGCTGCGTGAAGCGGCCAATGCCGCAAACATAGCTTCATGGGGGAAATGGGAGCCGTATAAGCCACATAAAGGCGCGAGAGGATATGAAGTAAAAGTTGGTGCAAAAGCAGTGGCTCAACACTGCCTTAAAGTTGATTCGGCATTCATCGCCGCAGCTAACCCTGCCACCGTTCTGGCGCTGCTGGATGAGCTGGAAGCCGCAGAGAACAACCTCATTGATAGCGAATGTCATGTTGCTGAACTGGAGGAAGCGCTGCGTGATAAGCAAGCGTTACTTGAGGTGCTGGATAATTCCCTCTGCGAACTCCTACCCGGCACTCAGTACATGGATCCGCCAGATGGTGGCAGCGTTACGCCGCTGGAGCAGGTACGCCGGATGGTTGCTGACTATCGGGAGAGGATTGAAGAACTGGAATCGAGGACGGTTACTCTTCCAAAAGCATTGAACAGTTACGGTGGCGTGAAAATCTATCGCCCGAATGATGTTATCGAAGCAATCCGCGCCGCTGGCATTGGCGTGAAGGGGGAGTGAGATGGCAGAAGTAACTCTTCTCAATGCAGATTGTTTCGACGTCTTCCCACAACTTGAGGACGGTACCGTTGACATGGTTTGCGCTGATATTCCCTATGGCACCACCCAGTGCCGCTGGGATTCAGTGCTAGACCTGCAGGTGATGTGGCTGGAACTTTATCGCATCGCCAAACCAACAGCGGCTATCGTGCTTTTTTCCGCTCAGCCTTTTACCAGTGTACTGGTGAGTAGCAATATTCACGACTGGAAAACAGAATGGATATGGGAAAAGCCACATGCTACCGGATTTTTTAATGCTAAAAAGCAGCCCCTGCGAGCACATGAAAATATTGAGGTCTTTTATCGTAAGCAGCCATCTTATAACCCACAAATGACTCACGGTCATGCAAGGAAAACAGCAACCAGAGGAACCCCTAATACTGACGTTTATGGCGATGCAAACAAGGTCGTCACATATGACTCAACAAGCCGTTACCCACGCGATGTGCAGAAATTCTCAAGCGATAAGCAGAAACAGTCTCTTCACTCAACACAGAAGCCGTTGGCGTTGATTCAATATCTGATTGAGACGTATAGCAATCCAGGTGATACGGTTCTTGATTTCACAATGGGTAGCGGTACCGCAGGTGTTGCCTGCCAGCAGACTGAGCGCAATTTTATCGGCATTGAGAAAGACGCCACAATTTTCCAAACCGCATGTCAGCGCATGGGAATTAAACAGGAGTATGCAGCATGATAACTAACAACCACCCGGCGCACGGTCCTGTATCACTCGATCGCCTGCACCAGATACGCGAAATACTCAGCAAAGCAGCATCACAAAGCGACGGCGGTAATCTCGGCTACGCAATGGCTGATGCTGTAAAGGTGATTGATGGGGCTATTGCAGCGTTTGGCGCTGAGCCTGTTGGCGAGGTTGTCCTCGGCGAATATGACGATTGCGGTAGTTATCCTGATGCAAGAGTAGTGTGCATAGCCGCTGATGGTCAGGCGGATTGGGAAAACTTCAAGGACGGAACTCGGTTATACGCCGTCAATCCTGCGCAGGTATCAATAGACGAGCGCGCGGCATTCAACGCCTGGAATAACGACGAAAATCTTCCCATTGCGGGAGTTGGTGCCAAAAATGCTGCGTGGCTAGCTTGGCAGGCTCGCGCCACTATGCTTCAGTCGTTCGGTAATTCCGAACAACTCAAGCCTTTAAGTCACGGCGTAAAATTGCCGCTGGACTATCTGCAAGGCCACAAAGACGGTCTGGAGTGGGCTGCGCAACTGGCAGAGGCTAATCATCCGCAAACAGGTGACTGGTTGTACGATGACCAAATCGAGCTTGCCAGAGCGATTCGCAAAGGTCCTGATATACCTGAATTTAAGTCAGTATCTGTTGATGAGGATGATAACTTCTACTCGTGGTTTGGCAGGTTCTGGTATGAAAATTATCAGAAAAATAATTACACAACATCTGCAAAACAGATGCTTGGTACGATGGCTGAATTTGCCTATAGGGCAGGTAGAGAGTCGGCAGCGCTGGCTGGCAACTCTCCGGTAACTCCGGATGGTTGGGTTATGGTGCCGAAGGAGATGACGCCAGAAATGATGAGAGCCGTTCAGATTAAAAGCGAGCTTGGCGGGTATGCTGCTTCTGAACTATCTGGCGCATACGATATGTTTGCTGAGTTCTGGGATGTTGCTGTTTCAGCAGCACCGCAGCAGGAGGATTTATGATTCCATTACTGTGTCCTTTTTGTGAATCAACAGCGCTTAGCATTGGCTACTCATTCAGTTTTCGAGGAAAGAAACGCTACGTCTCATGCAGATGTGGCGCTCAAGGGCCAGAAAAACGCACCAAATCTGAAGCTATTACTGCATGGAATAGCCGAATGAAGGTGTGGTTTTACGACCCGGAAACGCTGACATGTACTGGCGAGCGCAGGAGGACTGCCGCTTACATTTATAGCCTTAAGCAAGACGGCTTCAGGCCCGAGATAATTGCAGCACCGCAGCAGGAGGTGAAGCCGTGATAACTGCTATGGTATATCACTTCAGTGACGGAATTTATGGATGGATGCTGATGCTCACTGCAATTCAGGATTTGGCTATTTCTGCGTTTATTTTCAGCGCATGTAGGAGGTGAAGTGATGCCTGATATTTGCGTATACCGCGATGACGCCGCGAATTGCGTCGTACTTAAAGATGGCGAAAAGGCTTTCACTTTCACGCCAGAGCAGTGGGAGGTGATCTGCATGGCGGCAAACTCTGACATGGAAAGCCGTCTGTACGCGCTCAAGCATGGCGAGATGCTGCGCCTGGAGCGAGAGCGCAAATGGAAAGAAAATCGGGAAAAGGTGATTAATCGAAATGGCTAAATCCGCAGTGGAGCGTAAAGCAGCTCAACGTGCCCGCCAGTCTGCCGCTGGCGAGCGCAAGATTGAACTGGTGATGGACGAACAGGAACTGGAGATGCTGGCGCGGAACTGCGCCGCCCGTCGCCCTGGTCGTGCGCCGTATGAAATGGCTGAATACATTGCGATGCTCATTCGCCAGGATGATGCGCGCGTTCGTGGTCGTATCAAATCAATCAGCGCCAACCAGTGCGGGAAATGCGGCGATACTCTGCCTGTTGATAATTGCTGCATGCAGGGTGATTCACAATGCTGGGTAACGAATGGCTGGCATCTGACGAAGTTATTACTGTGACATGTCACGATATCGACAATAAATTGCAACGGCCGCCGACTATGGCGGATTTGTTTTGCGTGTTACTATTACCAAAACGGTAATTATTACTTTGGTGGTAACAATGCCCGCAGAACCAAAAGCACCAAAACGCAAATCAACGCAGTACAAGCCACTGACAGCGATGCAGGAGGCTTATGCGCAGGAATATACCAAATGCCCAGAGAATCAGACGCAGGCAGCGATTAACGCAGGATTCTCACCTAATACGGCAGCAGTCAAAGCCAGCGTCATGATGCGAGATGAGCGCATCAAGAAACGGATCGCCGAACTGATGGAAGAGCGCAACAAGCGCCTGCGCGTCAGTGCTGATTACGTACTGCTACGTCTGGTGGAAATCGACCAGATGGATGTGCTGGATATCCTGAACGATGACGGCACGCTGAAGCCTATCCGCGAGTGGCCAAAGATATGGCGTACTACACTAAGCGGTTTCGATTTGTCATCGACCATCATGAACATGAACGAGGATTCGATAGAGACAATCCTCAAAAAAATCAAATGGCCTGACAAGGTGAAGAACCTCGAGCTTATCGGTAAGCACGTGGACGTAAACGCGTTCAAAGAGCGCCTTGAGGTATCCGGCACCGTCACCATCGCCGACCGCATGGCGAAGGCCCGCCGTCGCGTTAAAGAGCAGGCTGGTGGTGAAGAATGACAACCGCAGCCATGTCGCCGGAAGAACAGCTCGTCGAGGATATCGCCTCGTTCACGTATGACCCGCTGGGCTATTCGCTGTATGCGTTTCCGTGGGGCGAAGAGGGAACAGAGCTGGCGCATGCCACCGGCCCACGCAAATGGCAGGCCGATGCATTCCGCGAGATACGCGATCACCTTCAGAATCCTGCCACTCGTCACCAGCCGCTGATGCTGGCCCGCGCATCCGGCCATGGTATCGGTAAATCTGCGTTCATCTCGATGCTGATCAACTGGGGCATGTCGACCTGCGAGGACTGCAAGGTGGTGGTAACCGCCAACACCGACAACCAGCTGCGCACCAAGACCTGGCCGGAAATCATCAAATGGTCGAACCTGGCTATCACGAAAGAGTGGTTCACCTGCACCGCCACGGCGATGTACAGCAACGACCCTGGCCACGATAAACGCTGGCGCGCTGACGCTATACCATGGTCTGAGCACAACACAGAGGCGTTCGCTGGCCTGCACAACGAGCGGAAGCGCATCATTGTGGTATTCGACGAAGCGTCCAATATTGCCGATCTGGTCTGGGAGGTTGCCGAAGGTGCGCTGACCGATGAGGACACTGAAATCATCTGGGTGGCGTTCGGGAACCCGACGCGTAACACCGGGCGTTTCCGCGAATGCTTCCGCAAATACAAGCACCGCTGGAAGTGCGCGCAGATTGACAGCCGTACCGTGGAAGGCACGAATAAGCAGCAGCTGCAAAAGTGGGTAGATGACTACGGCGAGGACAGCGACTTCGTGAAGGTCCGTGTGCGGGGGATCTTCCCTGACGCGTCTGAACTCCAGTTTATCCCGACCGGTCTCACTGACGAAGCCATGAAGCGTGTCGTGACTGCCGGGCAGGTCGCGCACGCTCCGGTGATTATCGGCGTCGACCCGGCTTATTCCGGCGTGGATGACGCGGTGATTTACCTGCGGCAGGGTCTGCACAGCAAGGTGCTCTGGACCGGCAACAAGACCACCGACGATCTGATTATGGCGAAGCGCATCGCCGACTTTGAAGACCAGTATCAGGCTGACGCGGTATTCATCGACTTTGGTTACGGTACCGGGCTGAAGTCCATCGGTGACGGCTGGGGCCGGACGTGGCAGCTAATCCCGTTCGGCGGCGGCTCGACAGATCCCCAGATGCTCAATAAGCGCGGCGAGATGTTCAACAGCTGCAAAACGTGGCTGAAACTCGGCGGCGCGCTGGATGACCAGGAGACTGCGGATGACCTGTCGGCGGCAGAGTACAAAGTCAGGGTGGACGGCAAGATTGTCATTGAGCCGAAGGAAGATATCAAAGAGCGCTTGGGACGCTCGCCGGGCAAGGGTGACGCGCTGCTGCTGACGTTTGCTTTCCCTGTGTCGAAGCGGATGCGTATTCCAGGGCAGGAGAGCCAGCAGGGTAAGGCTGTCACAGAATATGACCCGTGGAAATAACAAAGCCCGCATTAGCGGGCTGATTGTGACATGTCACGGCTTTAAAAAGTGATTTTATCGAATGCGGCATTGATCGCTTCTGCACTGCGTGCAGCGTCGTTTTTATCAACGAATGACTGACGGCCAAGAGCCTCAGCCAGGCACTGCAATTTGGTGTGGTAGAGATTCTCACGGCGGATCTCTTCGGCAGGAGATTGTTTCTGAACATTAACGACTGTCTGACTCATGATTTTCACCTTAAAAAAATGCCCGGACGAACCGGGCGAATGGAAGCAAGGGTCTACGGAGTGCCTTCCTTGGCGGGTGATGCAGGGTTTACAGCGCAACGTCATCGGAATGGCGCTCTGCTGTAAAAAGGGCGGTGGTCAGAAGTGGGAGCAACTGCCACCGCCAAAGCTACACGCATTGCCTGGTACTGCCGTATCACGGTCCTAAGGCGTGATTGGGTTGTGGTGGCCGGTGCTGATCTCCGGCTTGCTGCGACTGCCTACAGCGGGCTACGTGGCCACACCGAATCCAGCGAAAGATTCTTGCCCTTGCGCATCAGCCTGCGCATTCACCACAACAAAAAGAGCACTACCGCGTTTTGCCGTTCCATCCTGGCTTTTGGTACTGCAACGGCTGCGAGATATTTTTTGCATGCCAGCGCTCTTTTGGTTATGGCCTCGTCTCTTCCGAGGTGTCACACCTGATCGCCACGCTGGTGAAACGCTATGTCGTGCATACCGAAAACACTGGCTTGCACATTCCGGCTACCCGGTCGGGGATAAGGAACATCAAGGAACCCCGCCGGACCGCTGCGACACATGTGCCATATGCCGTACTGCTCACACCTGGAAGCGCACTCACCAGTTTTGATTTAGCGACAAGACCTCACAGAACCGATATCGAAGTGCGCTTTCATGCTGTGTTACCTGAAGGGTAATAATTGCACGGCATTATGTCAATACACTACGTAAAATAATCCGTATATGGTTAAATTGGTAATAATTTAATCGTGTGTGAGGTTATCGCTATGTGTATCGGCAGCAAGCCATCAGTGCCAGCGGCACCAGAAGTTCAGGCCGCACCTCAGGAGCAGGACGCCGCTGTGGTCAGTGCCCGCGATGACGAAGAGCGCCGCCGCCGTGCTGCCGCCGGTCGTAACTCGACCATGCTCACCGGCGCCCAGGGCGACACTTCCGCCGCCAATACCAGCGGTAAAACGCTGCTCGGTCAGTAACGGAGCACGCAGAGATGGTGGAAACCGAAAAAGAGCGGCTACTGAAGCAGTTAGCACAGCTGAAGAATGAGCGCACATCTTTCGAGCCGCACTGGCGCGACCTGAGCGACTTTATCAATCCGCGCGGTTCCCGCTTCCTGACGTCTGACGTTAACCGTGACGATCGCCGCAACACCAAAATTGTTGACCCTACCGGTTCACTCGCTCAGCGCATTCTCGCCAGCGGCATGATGTCCGGCATCACCAGCCCTGCGCGCCCATGGTTCAAGCTGGCAACGCCTGACCCTGACATGATGGATTACGGACCGGTGAAAGTCTGGCTGGAAGTCGTGCAGCGCCGCATGAACGAAGTGTTCAACAAGTCGAACCTGTACCAGTCGCTGCCTGTCATGTACGCCAGCCTGGGTACTTTCGGTACGGCCGCTATGGCTGTTCTGGAAGATGACCAGGATGTGATCCGCACAATGCCTTTCCCGATTGGCAGCTACTACCTGGCTAACAGCCCGCGCGGCAGCGTCGACACATCCTTCCGCCAGTTCTCCATGACTGTTCGTCAGCTTGTGCAGGAATTCGGTCTGGATAACGTCAGCTCATCGGTGCAGGGGATGTGGCAAAACGGCACGTATGAAACGTGGATCGAGGTTAACCACTGCATTACTCCAAACGTTAACCGTGATACCGGGAAGATGGACAGCAAGAACAAGCCGTTCCGCTCTGTGTACTTCGAGAGTGGCGGCGATTCCGACAAGCTGCTGCGTGAGTCCGGCTTCGATGAATTCCCGATCCTGGCGCCGCGCTGGGAAGTTAACGGCGAAGACGTTTACGCATCTTCCTGCCCTGGCATGCTGGCACTCGGTCAGGTGAAAGCCCTTCAGGTTGAGCAGAAGCGTAAAGCTCAGCTGATCGATAAGGCTACTAACCCGCCGATGGTCGCACCTACCTCGCTAAAAACACAGCGTGTTTCCCTGCTGCCTGGTGATGTGACGTACCTCGACGTGTTGAACGGTCAGGACGGTTTCAAACCTGCATACCTGGTAAACCCGAATACTGCAGATCTGCTGGCTGATATTCAGGATACCCGCCAGACCATCAACAGCGCCTACTTCGTCGACCTCTTCATGATGCTGCAAAACATCAACACCCGCTCTATGCCGGTGGAAGCAGTGATCGAGATGAAGGAAGAGAAACTTCTGATGCTTGGCCCGGTGCTGGAGCGCCTGAACGACGAAGCACTTAATCCGCTTATTGACCGCGTTTTCTCCATCATGGCGCGCAAGAACATGCTTCCTCCACCGCCGGACGTTATGCAGGGTATGCCGCTGCGTATCGAATACATCTCCGTTATGGCGCAGGCTCAGAAATCTATCGGACTCACCAGCCTTTCGCAGACCGTTGGCTTCATTGGCCAACTCGCACAGCTCAAACCTGAAGCGCTCGACAAGCTCGACGTTGATCAGGCTATCGACGCGTTCTCCGAAATGTCCGGCGTATCGCCAACCGTCATCGTTCCGCAGGAGCAGGTTCAGGGCATTCGTGAAGAGCGCGCCAAACAGGCACAAGCCGCACAGGCAATGGCAATGGGGCAGGCCGTAGCGCAGGGAGCCAAGACTCTCAGCGAGACGCAAACCACTGACCCGAGCGCATTAACCGCTATCGCTAATGCAGCAGGAGCACCGCAGCAATGACGGATATCGATGACGAAGCCCGCAAAGCAGAGCTTGACGCTAAACAGCAACTTCTGGCGCAGCGCGACATTGACGACATTCAGTTTGTCATGGGTAGCGAGCAGGGCCGCCGCGTGATCTGGTCACTGCTTGAGAAAGGTCAGGTGTTCGGTGCTTGCTTCAACGTAGATCCGCACATCACAGCATTCAACGAAGGGCAGCGCAACCTGGCTCTGGTTCTTTTTCAGCGCGTCATGGCGCACTGCCCCGATCAGTATCTGAAGATGGCCGCAGAGGCCAGTGAACAGGAGTAACCATGAATTTATTTGATCGTTTGCTGTATCGCCGCCTTTGCAATGAGCAACCAGCTGATGGTGGCGCTGCGCCGGCACCGTCTGAGCCATCCGCACCTGCTGCTGATGCTCCTGCACCTGCTGCTGACCCGGCAAAACCAGAAGGTGATAAGCCACAGCCCGGCACTGAAGGTGACAATCCTCAGGAAAACAAACCCGCTGATGGTGATAAGCCAGCAGACAAGCCTGATGACAAAGAGCAGAAGGCAGAAGGCGCACCGGAGAAATACGAGTTCAAGGCTGGAGAAGGCGTTGAGCTGGATACCGAAGCGCTGAAGGACTTCGAGCCTGTTGCACGCGAGCTGAATCTTACCAACGAGCAAGCGCAGAAGCTGGTGGACGCATATCCAAAAATTCTGGCCGGTGTGCAGCAGCGTCAGGCAGAAGCCTGGCAGAAGCAGACCGAAGGCTGGGCAGAGACCGTGAAGGCAGACAAGGAGATCGGCGGCGACAAACTGACCGCAAACCTCAGCGCTGCGCAGCGTGCACTGGACCAGTTCGGCACGCCGGAACTGAAAGAATATCTGAACGCTACCGGGCTTGGTAACCATCCAGACCTGGTTAAAACGTTCGTGAAAATCGGTAAAGCCATGTCGGAAGACGGCATGGTCGATGGCAGTAATCAAGGCCAGCGTAGTGCGGCCGAAGTGCTTTATGGCTAATAAGAGAGGATATAACCATGGCTGTTAAAGGCGTAAATGCGCTGACGCTGGCTGACTGGGCTAAGCGTACTGATCCAAACGGAAAGGTCGATAAGATTGTCGAACTTCTTTCCCAGACCAACGAAATCCTGACGGATATGATGTTCGTAGAGGGTAACCTTCCAACTGGTCACCGTACCACCGTTCGCTCGGGGCTCCCGCAGCCTACCTGGCGTTTGCTGAACTACGGTGTGCAACCGACAAAATCAACTACCGTACAGGTCACTGACACTGTCGGCATGCTGGAGGCTTATGCGGAAGTAGATAAGTCACTGGCAGATCTTAACGGTAACACTGCTGAATTCCGCCTGTCTGAAGATCGTGCATTCCTCGAAGGCATGAACCAGCAGATGGCTCAGACCCTGTTCTACGGCGACACCAGTGTGAACCCGCAGCAGTTCATGGGCCTGTCATCCCGCTACTCCAGCAAATCCGCAGGCAACGGCCAGAACATTATTGATGCTGGCGGCACCGGTACAGATAACACCTCTATCTGGCTGGTGGTCTGGGGTGAAAACACTGTGCACGGCATCTTCCCTAAAGGGCAGAAGGCTGGTTTGCAGACTCAGAACCTCGGCGAGCAGACTCTTACCGATGCCAATGGCGGCAAATACCAGGGTTACCGCACCCATTATAAATGGGATAACGGCCTGGCTCTCCGTGACTGGCGCTACGTTGTGCGCATCGCCAACATCGATGTGAGCGATCTGTCAGTACCAGGTTCAGCTGCAAATATCGTCAGCCTGATGGTTAAAGCGCTGCACCGCGTCCCTAACCTGAAAATGGGCCGCGCGGTGTTCTACATGAACCGTACCGTTGCCCAGGCGCTGGATCTGCAATCTCTGGATAAAGCCTCCCTGGCTCTTTCCGTAAAAGAGACTGAAGGCGAATTCTGGACTACGTTCCGTGGCATCCCAATCCGTGAAACCGATGCGATTCTGGAAACAGAAGCGCGCGTTGTTTAACGCCTGTCATTAACTGATGGGCCTTAACCGGCCCATAAATGGAGAAAGAAAATGATCCTCGACAAACTGTTGATGTTCTCCGAGAAGCAGGCGGTTACAGCTTCCGCTGCTTCTACGGACGTGATTGACCTCGGCCCTATCGACGGCACCCGACGCGATATCGGCGTTGGTTATCCGCTGGAGTTCTGGGCAACCGTTGACACCACGGCAACCGCTGGCGGTTCCGCGACCCTCAACGTTCAGTTGCAGACCAGCCCGGACAACTCTACCTGGACCACTATCTACGACAGCGGTGCTCTGGCGCTTTCTGCCCTGACAGTTGGTAAACGCCTGTTCTCTACCAAAGTTCCGGCGGGCGTCCAGCGTTATCTGCGCGTTAACTATTCAGTCGGCACCGGTCCGCTGACTGCTGGCGCGTTCACCTCGGGCATTAATCTGGATGTTGACAACAACACTCCTTATTACCCGACCCGTTCCAAAGTGACTGGCTAAGGTGATGGCAATGGAAAAAGCAAAATACCGCGTCCTGCGCTTATCCCATATTCATAACAACCTCTGGCCTGAAGGCTCAGAAATTGAATATGACGGCGAGCCAGGATCTGCGCTGGAGCCGCTGAATGATGCAGCGGTTAAAGCCAAAAAGGACGTAGCGAAGAAGCGTGGCGAGAAGTATGACGCACCGGAAATCACCAAAAAGAAATCTGATGATAACGGTGGCCAGGGCAATAGCGATGAAGTCGGAGAGCTGGACAAGCTCCGTGAAGAGTATGAAGTGCTCTTTAATGAGAAACCGCATCATAACGTTAAGGCCGAAACGCTCCGCGAGAAAATCGCAGATAAGCGTAAAGAACTGGGCGTCTAAGCCTCGCTAATCAAACAGGGGGCTTCGGCCCCCTTCTTGCAGGAGTCCGTTATGGATCTGGTAAACCTCAAAACCGGCACCGATAGCTTTCAGGACGAGAAGGGCGAGACGCATACCCGCGATGATTATCCGTGGGGTCTGTGCATCAGCCTTGATAATGAAACGCTCAGCAAGTTGGGTGTCGCTACCCCTCCTGTCGGCGGGGTGTTGATGATTATGGCCAAGGCGATAGTCAAATCAACATCAGAACGTCAGGACGACGATGGAACCTATCGACGCGCTGAATTGCAGATCACCGATATGGGTATTGCTCCTGATTCCAGTGAGCCGCAGAAGACAGCAGCGCAAACCATCTACGGTGGGGAGGATGATTAATGGCCTCCGTTATCGAGATTTGCAACCGTGCGCTTAGCAATATCGGCAACAGCCGCAGCATAAACAGTCTGAATGAAGCCAGTAAAGAGGCCGGGCAGTGCTCCCTGCATTTTGATGCTTGCCGCGATGCAGCACTGGCTGACTTTGACTGGAACTTTGCTACCAAGCGCGTGGCGCTGGCTGATACCAATAATCCACCTCCAGACTGGCAATACGCCTACCAGTACCCATCTGATTGTGTTCGCATAACCGAGATCATGCCAACAGGCATACGCAATCCTACGGCTGCGCAGCGCATTGAATATGTTGTCGGTTCAAATGAGGATCTGACAGGTAAGCTCATTTACACCGATCAGCCGAAAGCGTGGTTGAAATATGTAGCGCGGGTTACTGACGTCAATATGTATGACGCCATTTTTATGGAGGCGCTTTCCTGGCGTCTGGCTGCTGCCATCAACATGGCGCTGACCGGTAGCGCAGATCTCGGTAACAATGCACTGACGATGTACAACCGCGTAATCCTGAGTGCTGGCTCGCACAGCCAGAACGAATCCCAGGAGCCGCAGCCACCGGTAGATGAGTTCACAGCAGCGAGGTTGTCATAATGGCTTTTAGCTGGATTCAACCGAGCTTTGCCGGTGGTGAAATTGGTCCGTCACTGTACGGCCGCATTGATATGTCAAAGTATCAGGTGGCGCTTCGCAAGTGCGATAACTTCATTGTTCGTCAGTATGGCGGTGTAGAGAACCGACCTGGTACGCGCTTCGTTGGCCCGGCTAAATATCCTGATCGCAAGTGCAGGTTAATCCCGTTCCAGTTCTCGACTGTACAGACCTATGCGCTGGAGTTCGGTGACGGCTACATGCGCGTTATCAAAGACGGTGCGTATGTGCTGAACAGCAGCAATGTGATTTATGAACTGGCGATGCCGTATGCTGAGGCTGACCTGTTCCGCATCAAATTCACGCAGAGCGCCGACGTGCTTACGCTTGTTCACCCTGCGTACCCGCCAAAAGAGCTACGACGCTATGCGCACGATAACTGGCAGATCGTCGATATAACCACAAAAAACGGACCATTCGAAGATATCAACGTTGACGAGACAGTGAAGGTCTACGCAAGCGCCAGCACCGGGACCATTACGTTGACGGCCAGTTCTGTCATCTTTGGGGATGAGCAGGTCGGAAAACTGTTTTATCTCGAGCAGCCTGCTGTTGATTCCGTACCGGTATGGGAAACCAGCAAGACAACAGCAATCAACGACGTTCGCCGTGCAGACAGTAACTACTACCGCGCCAATACTGCTGGCAAGACCGGAACACTTCGCCCTTCGCATACTGAGGGAATGTCGTGGGATGGCTGGGGCGGTACCGGTTCAGATGATACCGGGATCCAGTGGGAGTACCTGCACAGCGGTTTCGGCATTGCCAGAATCACAGCAGTGGCTGGCGATGGCCTGACCGCAACTGCCGATGTGGTTTCATTCATTCCGTCTCAGGTGGTTGGGTCCACTAACGCCAGCTATAAGTGGGCGAAATACGCGTGGAACAGCGTTAACGGCTACCCGAGCACCGTTGTTTACTACCAGCAGCGACTGTACTTTGCCGCGTCTACCGCGTACCCGCAAACAATCTGGGCAAGCCGCACCGGAGATTATAAGGACTTCGGCAAGAACAACCCTATTCAGGATGATGATCGCATTATCTATACCTACGCCGGGAGGCAGGTGAATGAGATCCGTCACCTGATTGACGTTGGTAATCTGGTTGCGCTGACTTCTGGCGGGGAATATACGATATCCGGGGACCAGAATAAGGTTCTCACGCCGTCAGCGTTCTCGTTCAGCTCTCAGGGGAATAACGGATCCAGTAACGTACCACCTATCGCAGTGGCTAACATTGCGTTGTTCATCCAGGAGAAGGGTAGCGTAGTGCGCGATCTGGCGTATTCGTTTGATGTTGACGGGTACCAGGGTACGGACCTTACTATACTGGCAAACCACCTGTTCCAGAAACACAGCATTGTTGACTGGTCATTCTGCATCGTGCCGTACAGCAGCGCGTTCTGCATTCGTGATGACGGCAAGTTGCTGGTGTTGACCTATCTGCGTGATCAGCAGGTTTTTGCCTGGGCACCGCAGTCCAGCGCCGGTAAGTACGAAAGCACCTGTTCCATCAGTGAAGGCAGCGAGGATGCTGTTTACTTCGTGGTTAACCGTACTATTAATGGGCAGACTGTGCGTTACATCGAGCGCCTTTCCAGTCGCCTGTTCACCAACGATGAAGATGCGTTCTTTGTCGACTGCGGCCTGAGCTACGACGGACGCAATACATCATCACGCACAATGACCATCAGTGGTGGCACGGGTGACTGGAGCTATCAGGTTGATTATCCGGTTACTGTGAGTGGTGGAGCGTATTTCGTTAACACTGACGTAGGCGCTCAGATCCAGTTCCCGTACTCAGAGACGGATCCAGACACCAACGAACCTGTGGCTAAAGAGCTGCGCGGCGATATCATCTCGGTAACAAGCAATACCGCAGTTACCGTCCGATTCAATCGCAACGTTCCGGAGATACTTCGCAACGTGCCAACAACTAACTGGCAGATGGCCCGACAGACGTTCGGCGGCCTTTCTCACCTCGAAGGGCAAACGGTAAACATCCTGTCAGATGCCAGCGTTGAACCACAGAAAACAGTAACTGGTGGCTCTGTCACGCTGGAATCACCAGGCGCAGTTGTGCACATCGGTCTTCCTATCACTGCTGAATTCGAAACACTGGACATCAATATCAACGGCCAGGAAACGCTGCTGGATAAAAAGCAGGTCATTCCTACTGTCACGATGGTGGTTAATGCCAGCCGTGGCATCTGGGCCACTACTCCTGGTGGGACATGGTACGAATACCAGCAGCGTGAATTTGAGTTCTACGACGATCCTGTTGATGACGCTACCGGCAAGGTTGAAGTAAAACTCGACAGCAACTGGGATAAAAACGGACGCGTTAAGGTTCGCCAACTTGATCCTTTGCCGCTGTCAGTGCTTGCTGTTCTTCCTCGACTTACCGTCGGAGGCTTCTGATGATTAACGCTCAGATCGTACCAACTACCGCAGAACACATCGAAGCCATGCTTCCACGTGTCCGCCAGGCTGATATCGATGAGTTTATGGCAACTAATGGATGGAGTCCGCGCCGCGTGCTGGAAACTGGTCTGCGCACGTCAACATTCTGCTGTGCCGGATTGATTAACGGTGAAGTGGTGACTGTCTTTGGCGTAGCACCAGCATCGATGATCGGCGGCAGCGGCATACCATGGCTTGTGGGAACTGACGCGCTGGAGAAATACCAACGCACCTTCCTTCGCCGCTGCGGAAAAGTGGTCAATGCAATGCTGACCGTTTATCCGTATCTTGAAAATTATGTTGATGCACGTAACCACACTGCGCGCATCTGGCTTCACTGGCTGGGATTCACCATCGACGAACCTCAGCCATACGGCATTAAAAACCTACCGTTTCACCGTTTCCACATGGAGAGAAAATAATGTGCAGCCCGGCTATCGCTCTCGCTGGCGCCAGTGTCGCTTTAAGTGGCGTTTCAGCATACAACCAGTACCAGCAAGGTAAGTATTCATCTGCTGTTGCCGAGCAAAATGCAGAGGTGGCCACGGCACAGGCACAGGATTCTATCAACCGTGGGAATGCTCAGGCTGATGAAGTACGTCGCCGTAATCGTCAGGCCGCCGGTACCCAGGCGGCAACCATGGGGGCTACAGGTGCAGATCTATCCACTGGTGGAGCGCTGGATATCTTTGGTGATACGGCTCAGTTTGGTGCACTGGATGCGCTGACCACGGTCAATAACGCTCAGCGTGAAGCGTATGGCTATCAGGTTCAGGCAGAAAACTACAAAGCTCAGGCCAGCTCAGCACGTAAGCAGGGGAATATGGGCGCATTCACTACATTGCTGACTGCTCCACTTCAGGCATACGGAGCTTACCAAATGGGCGGCGGAACGTGGTCGCCATTCACCCAAAGCAAAGCGGCACCGATCAGCGCTGCTATCGGCACACCAACCGGTCGATAAGGAGATACCAAAATGCCAGTTGTACCTACAGTTAACGGACGCCAGGTCGAAAGCAGAGGGTTTCAGTCTCCTGGATTTCAGGCATTCGATCAGCCAAATATCGGTGACGCACTGACGCAGGTAGGGCCAAAGTCCATGGATGTTTTTACTCAGGCAAAGCAGCGTGCCGATGTTGCTCAGGCTCAGGATGCCTCACTGCAACTAAGCCAGGTTTCCAGTGATCTGCTGACTAATCCAGATACCGGGCTGCTGAATCTCCAGGGTAAAAATGCGCTCGGCAAAGGTCAGGAGTACACCCAGCAGTTCGATGCTCAGGCAGAGCAGATCGCGATGACACTTCCGGAAGGTGCCAGGGCTGGTTTTATGCAGCAGGCGCAGCAGCAGCGCCTTCAGTTCACCACCCAGGCCGGCAGGCATGAGATAAGCCAACTCAATGCCTATGAAGAAGGTCAGTTCCAGGCAACGCTGGCGAATAACGGTAAACTGGCTGCTGCTGCCTACGGCGACAATGCTAACTACGTTCTCTACAACCAGCAGACCTTCCAGCAAATCGAAGATTACGGCGCAGCACATGGCTGGAGTACAGAACAGATCCAGGCAAAAAAAATTGAGTTCAAGGAGAAGGTCGCCGATGCATCACTATCGCAATGGTCAGCCAACAACTCCATCGAGTTCATACAGAGCAATGGTGAGTTAAGCGATACGGTTACCGGTTCCCGACGTGCGGTATCAGAAGGTGGTTCTGGTGATAGCGCCCGTGGCATTCGCAACAATAACCCAGGCAACCTTGAGTACAGCAAAACCAATCCGTGGGTAGGTCAGACCGGTGATGATGGTCGCTTTGCCAAATTCGAAACGCCAGAGCACGGCATTCGGGCGCTTGGTCGTAACCTGCTGTCGTACCAGCGCCAGGGCATTGATACTGTCAACGACATCATTAATCGCTGGGCACCTCCGTCTGACAATAATAATACCGATGCCTATATTCAGGCGGTATGTGCGCAGCTCGGCGTAACGCCTGACCAGCCTCTTGACGCATCAAACCCTGATACGCTTAAGGCTTTGTGTGCCTCAATTATCCAGCATGAGAACGGTATCCAGCCTTACAGCGATCAGCAACTTGCTACCGGTGTTAGCGCGGCTATTGGCCTCTCTCAGCTTCCAACCAGCACCAAACGCTACACGGGAAATGCTGCTTTCGATGCTGCGTCTCCTGAGGCTCAGGCCACATTCCTTCGCCAGGCGGATCAAATCCGTAAGCAGCAGCAGGCGGAGTATCGCACCAGTATCGACAGTCGTGTGCGTGACGCCAGTGCGGCATACATGCGCGGCGTTGATTTCCCTAACGCCCCAACACAGACTGACTTCCTGGCTGCCTACGGCGTGCGTGAAGGTAACCTCCGTTATACCGAGTTTCGCAACACGCAGATAGCCGGGCAGTACATCGGATCGTTTCGCAACATGTCGACCAGCAGCATTCAGGCGGCAGTAGAAAACCTGAAGCCAGATACCGGCGAAACTGGTGAAGGATATGCAGCGCGTGCCCAAACCTATGATGCCGTTGTCTCTGCTGCCAGTACTGTTCTTGCACAACGTAAAGCAGACCCAATTCAGTTTTCACTTTCTTCCGGGCAAACAAAGCCTATCGATATGACCAACCAGAACAATTTCAGCCAGACGATTGCCCTTCGTGCCTCTCAGGCTGTAGATCTGGCTAAATCATACGGCACGCCGCTGACGTTCTTTTCCAAAGATGAAGCTAATCAAATAGGTGCATTCTTTCGCGATGCACCAGTTTCTCAGCAGTCTGCATATCTCGACACCATTCGGCAGAGCACCGGGGGCGGTCAGGTATATATGTCGGCGCTTCAGCAGATCAGTACCAATGCCCCATCGGCAGCTGTCGCCGGGATCCTTATGGATAAGCCTGGCGGTGTTGTGGCTGAGAAAAACTGGTTTAACCCTGACGTTTCTGTATCACCTGAATCGGCAGCGCAAACCATCCTTTCTGGCGCAGCAGCTCGCAAAGGTACTGATGATGCGAAAGGCATACCAATGCCGAAAGATAACGATCTTCGTCTTGAGTTCTCTGACATGGTGAAGGATGCGTTTTCCGGTGACGCGCATGGCGCATCAATGGCCTACGAAATAGCGAAGGACTATTACGCTGGAGTGATGGCGAAGAAAGGCGTTGTATCAGGTGAGATTGACAGTGACACATGGAAGCAGGCTGTTAACGTAGCTACTGGTGGCGTACATGACTATAACGGCATGGGTAGCGTGCTGTTGCCGTGGGGGATGTCTGCCGAGCAATTTGATAAACAAGTTGATCAGGCCTGGAAAACGCAGGTGACTGGTGCTGGAATAAAGGCCCCACCAGGGCAGTATGGTCTGCAAAGCTATGGAGATAGCCAGTATCTGGTGAAGCTCGGAACCGGGTATTTGCTGAAAGATGATGGAACTCCTGTCGTTATCGATCTCACACAACAGCGCCAGAGGTTCTCAGGGGGGATCCCGCAATGAGTTACTTTGGTCTTAACGCTGTTAACCAGAATCAACAACTGGATGAAGCAGCGTCTAACCCAGCAGGATTTAATACCGATGTCGGCTTCTTCGATAACTCAGGTACCGCTGCGGTATCAGGTCTGTATTCTGGACTGGTTGCCAAACCTGACCAGCTTCTTTGGGCGGGGATGGATAAAATCGTCTCGCCCATCGCGAAGTTTGTTAACGAAAATACTTCCATCAATGACACGTCCGCTGATTACATAGCCGAACAACGTAAGCTCGCAGAGCAACAGGTAAAGCGCCTGACGCCTGACGCAGCTACGACAGGTACTGCTGGTCAGGTTCTTCATGGCCTTTTCGATATGGGCGGGCAGGCTGTCGTTGGTACATTGCTTTCTGGTCCTGCTGGTGGAGCGGCCGCCGTCACTACGTTGCAGGGTTTCTCTGAGTTTGAACGCTTGACTGCTCAGGGAGTAGATTTCAGGACTGCTCAGGAAGCTGGTCTGGTGCAGGGTGTCACTGCTGGCGCTGGAACATTGATCCCTATGAGCCTAGGTCTACGCGCTGGTGGTGCGCTGGCAGAAAGTGTTGGCGCACAACTGGCAAGGACAGGTGAAAGTGCTGTGCGAAATGTTGCAGCTACTGCTGTTCGCGCCGCTCCAGACATCGCATACGCAGCAGGAACGAATATTGCCTTTGGGATGGCCCAGCGCGGTTTGACAGCAAAGACACTGCGTGATGGCGGTTATAACGAAATGGCGAACCAGTACGATATATTTGATCGTCAGTCTATCGCTATTGATGCTGTTCTTGGTGTGGCGTTTGGTGGTGTAGGTCGGTTCATGAACGCCCGCGGTGAGAGCGCTACAACTCCTGAGTTTTCCCCGGCTGAGGTGGATGCTGCGCTGGCGGCTAATGCCTCACATCATGCTGAGATTGATGTAGCCCCTGGCGTTCCTGTTAATGTCCTGTCACGTGATGCGCATATCCAGGCACTACAGAAGGCTATGAATGACGTAAGCCAGGGCCGTGCAGTTGATGTGGCCAGCATTGCCGAACCAGCATCATTTAGTGATGTACCAGGACGCCGCAGTCTGATAGCGCAGTCTATTGATGAGGTGCTTTTTCAGGCGGATGAGGGTTCGGCGGCGCGTGCAGTTGAGACTAGGATGCTTGAAGAGCAGGCGGCACAGGTTTTACCTCGCGGAGATCGTCAGGTGTACCAGTCTGAAATCTCCAACAGTCAGCGCATTATTGATAACCTGACTGAGCAACGTAACAAAATCCTTTCTGAAGAACCAAAGGGAAGCGGAAAGGAACTGGCACAGTCACGCGCTGAAAAGCAATCCAGATTGCGCGATATTGATCAGCGCATCATAGAGGCACAAGGCCGCCTCGAATTATCGCGTAACGCGCTGTCACCTCATGAGCCTGGTGGGGAGTTCTTCGAGGCCAGGGCAGAGCTTGCACGACGTCAACAGGCTGAAAGCGATCTGAACGCACAGGCCATGTCATTCTATAAAACAGCAGAGGTACGTACTCCTGACGAGGCTGCACCTTTTGAACCCGGAACCGTATTACGACAGGCAGAACAAAAGCCAACGGCGGAACAGGCCGGGGATATGGATCTTCGTATCGCTGAAGATTCACTAGTTGAGTCTCCGGACATGATGATCACCGTCCTGGATGACGAAGGGAACCCGCAGTCGCGAAGCGCTCGGGAAGTGCTGGACGAAGCAAGCAGAGAGAACGAACAGGCAATACAGGATTCCAGCCTCTTTGATGTGGCTGTCTCGTGTTTCTTGAGAGGATAATTGGATGAGACAGGAATGCATTCAGGCAGTACAGCAGGCAGCTAAGCGCACGCTGACAGCGCGCGAGATTCAGGATATTGAAGATCGTATCTACCGCAATATGCGAACGCTTGCCAGAGACGATCCTATGTCATGGCGTCAACTTACCGATGCTGAGAGATTACGCCGCGCCGGGCAACTGGCATCCGATGAGCTTCAGCGAGAGGCTGCTCTCAAAAAACGCCGTGTCGCGCTTACTATCGCAGCGCGCCAGCGCCTGGACAGCTTCATTAACAGTTACCAGGGTGCCGATGGAAAGCTCGGTGCACTAAATCGTACGATCGCCTTCAGTGCTGACGGGAAATCAAACTTTCTGTCTGTTGAGTCTCGCACTAAAGCAACACGTGATTACGCGTTAAGCCAGTTACAGGAGGCTTTCGAAGCTGTTGATCCTCGTTTCTTCGGCCTGTTTGAAGATGAAACTGGTGTGCGTGATCTGGTATTCGAAATGCGCGGGCAGAATACCGGTAACGCCAAAGCAAGAAAAGGTGCAAAAGCGTGGGGGGAAGTTACTGAACTGCTGCGCCGTCGGTTTAATGATGCTGGTGGTGATATCGGATATCTGGAAAACTGGGGCATTCCACAACATCACTCGATGGAAAAGGTTGGCGCAGTAACTAAGGATAAGTGGGTCAGCGATGTGATCGGTAAACTTGACCGAAAATATTACACCCGCGCCGACGGTCAGTTGATGAGCGATTCTGAGCTTACTGCCTTCCTTGGCGAAGCATATAACACCATCGCCACTGGTGGTCTGAATAAACTTACTGATACCGGTATGCGTATTTCTGGTGCCCGAGGCAACCGTGGCAACGCATCCCGCCAGATACACTTCAAAGACGCTGATTACTATTTGCAATACCAGCAACTTTACGGCGACCGATCACTCTGGGAAATCATGGTCGGACATCTGGAAGGGATAAGTAAAGATATCGCGCTGGTGGAGACATACGGGCCAAACCCGGATCACGTGTTCCGTTCACTGCTGGATCAGACGAAATCAGAGACAGCTACGGCTAACCCGCAGGATACCGGTCGCATTGAGCGTCAGGCAAATAATACCGAGAACCTATATAACTTCATTTCAGGTAAAACTCAGCCTGTTGCAAACCCGCATATTGCTCGCTGGTCGGATAACATCCGCAACTGGATGGTTGCCAGCCGTCTTGGCTCTGCACTGCTGGCGTCTTTCTCCGATCTTGGAACCATGTACCTGTCGGCGAAGGTGACGAACCTTCCGATGAATCAGCTGTTACGTAACCAGCTTGAGGCTATGGACCCAACTAACCGCACCGAGCTTGCCAGGGCCCGTCGTGCTGGTTTGGCTATGGAATCCCTGCTCGGTAGCGTTAACCGCTGGGCGATGGATAATATGGGGCCGTCTGTCTCCCGGTGGGCTGCAACGGCGGTGATGCGCGCCAGTGGATTAACTGCATGGTCCGATGCCCATAAGCGCGCCTATGGCGTGACAATGATGGGTAGTCTTGGTGACGTTGTTACCAGAACGCCAGATCTGAAAAGTCTCTCAAATGACGATTTCCGCATTCTGAAAAGTAAAGGGATCACCGACACTGACTGGAACGTGTGGAAACTAGCTCAGCAGGAAGACTGGGGTAAAGGCAATAATACGATGCTGACTCCTGAAAGTATCATGCGCATTCCTGATTCTTCTGTACAGCACCTTGGTGCTCCAGAACGTGTAAAATTCGAGGCTATGCGTAAGCTTCTCGGTGCCGTCACCGAGGAAGTTGATATGGCAGTTATTACGCCAGGCGCACGAGAACAGATGATTACCGGATCAGGTATCCAGCGCGGCACCTGGAAAGGGGAATTAACCCGCAGCGTATTCCTGTTCAAGTCATTCCCGATCTCTGTTGTGATGCGTCATTGGTCGCGTGCTATGGGTATGCCGTCTGCAGGTGGCCGTGCGGCATACATCGCGACGTTTATCGCCAGCACGACAATTCTTGGTGCACTTTCTCAGCAGCTTAACGACATGGCATCAGGCCGGAATCCGCGAGATATGGCCGGTGAAGATGCTGCTAAATTCTGGCTTGGTGCGCTGCTGAAAGGTGGTGGCCTTGGGCTGTACGGTGATTTCCTGTTGTCTGATCACACCCGGTACGGAAGCGGCGCACTGGCTTCAATGCTCGGACCGGTGGCTGGCCTGGTCGATGACGTTATCAAAATAGGCCAGGGTATTCCACTGAATGCGGTTGAGGGTAAGAGCGAGCAGACTGGCGGTGATCTGGTTAAGCTTGGCAAAGGCCTGACGCCTGGTGCTAATATCTGGTACCTGAAGGCGGCGCTTGATCATATGATCTTTAACCAGATGCAGGAGTATTTTTCCCCTGGATATCTGCGTAAGATGGAACAGCGTTCGAAGAAAGAATTCAACCAGACATACTGGTGGCGACCTCAGGACGTTACACCACAATAAGGATATGTGATGAAGAAGATATTTTTCTTTGCTATTTCGTTAATTCTTGCTGGCTGCGCCTCTACAAAGAATGTGGATGTTGTTGCAACTGAAAAAGCTCATGGTGATCGAATTGTTGCGATAAATTCAGCAAGAGCCCCATGGGTATATGAGATTGAAAAACGATTAAAGCAGAAAGGATTCACTGTGCTAAGAAGTGCAAGCCAGCAAGTAACTATTGAGAAGCAAACTAACCGCACTACAGGTATTTATAACGAAGCGACTACTCGTTATGTGCTTAACTTAAATGGTTTCGCTCCAAACAATACCATGACGCGTTGCTACGGTGGTGGCTATGATTTTGAATATATTGATGCTGAACTCATCGACGTTAAAAATAATCAGACTATGTTCCATTATTCTAACTCAGGGTTCTCAGAAAACTGCCCACCTATGTCTGGAACCATTTTCACGGACATAACCAATCTTGTTGCAAATGCGTGGTGATTGATGTCGTGACATGTCACAAAGGCCGCCGAAGCGGCCTTAATTTTTTAACGCCCGCCAGGACGAGAGTCAGCAGAACGACCACCGCACCGTGATCCATCAGAAGCCGTATCGCTGTCATGCTGGCAGTTTCCAGCGAAAGCTTGTGTAGCAGAACCCAGAGACAGCAGAACAAACAGCACTGCTAATGCTTTTTTCATTTCTTAATTCCATGTGTAGGCCACTAAATTATGGCGAAGAATTGTAGCGCTTCCATGCGCTACCGTCATCAGAACTTACCAGCCATGCTGTTGATGTACTGAGCGTGAGTCTGGATATCGCGCAGGCATTTACTGGCACCAACAATGTAGCTCATCATGGCCGCGAACTCTGCTACAGCACCTTCAACATCATGCCCGTCCGCATCCAGTTGGCGTAGCAGGGTCATCATCAAAGAGTGCTCTGTCAGACCAAGAACACCTTCAGGTGAATGGATGTGTTCACGGTAGTTCGGCTTGAGTGGCGCGCTGTATTCCTGTTTCTCTTCCGTTTTCATCGCTTCCAGAATGGCGGGCATGAAGCTGGCCACAACCTTTTGCGCTTTGTCTGCCGGTGATAATTCTTCACGAACGTAGCGACCGGTGCGACGTATCTGCGGGAGAACTTCGCCAGTTACCCATTTGCGGAAACGATAGGGGATAGTACCAGGAGTTACCGCATCGCGGCAGCGCAGGATCAGAGTGTAGAGGCCAGACTCAGAAATGATGTTTGCAGTACCCTGGCGACCTAAGTTCAACTTAGATCGTTCATCATCATCGAGAGCTTTCATGGACATTGTGGCGTTTGTAAGCTGGAGAGCCTTGATAACATCTGATGCTACGAACCAGGGCGCACCGTCTAACATAACTGCTCTGATAGCGGATTCAGATTCGAACTTAAATACGGATGGAATATTTTTAGATGTCATAGCGATTACCTTTGTAGTCAGGTTAATCACCACCAGAGGTGCAAATCTCAGAGGTGGTGAGACGTACAGGGTTTGCACTACCGGCTACAAAGGACCCGGCCAGCCTTTCGGCTGCCCTGCACGCCCCACCATAATGCGAATGTGGCCGTGCTTAACGCATAAAAAAACCGCTTGCGCGGTGGATGCGCCTTTGTAGTTAGCGGGGTGCAAATCCCGGCACTGGATTTTGCCAGTGCCTGATCACTATGGCACAAGTATTTTGCGTTGTAAATTTACCGTAAAGGTAATAATAAACGCATATTACAGGTTATTTCAACCTTATGTGGTTTGTCTTCGTAGCTGTTCAACACAGTAATCGAGATGTGTCTGCACATCCTTCATGGATAGCTGTGAGCTGGTGACATAGTTCACCAGTGCAGTAAGTTCGGCCAGCGGCCCGTCGACGTTGAACCCGTCTTTATCAAGTTCCCGCAATAAAGTCATAAGGTGCGAGTTCTCCACCAGGGATATAACGCCTCCCGGCGTGTGTACTCTTTCATAAAATCCATCTTCCAGTGGGTGGTGATACCGCTGTTGCATTAACCATTCTCCATACAAACACTGTATATATATACATATATCAGATGAACCACTGTTTCACCAGTATGATTTTTAATTACCTGTGAGGTAATAACTTTGTTGATTACATCTCGTGCGATTCATATATGGTTCGTTGGGTAATAGAATAACCAGTAGTGCGGTGCGCCGGGTGCTGCGACTTTCTGGAGTTTAAACATGACGGTCTCAACCGAAGTTGACCACAATGACTACACGGGTAACGGGGTCACGACATCATTCCCCTATACCTTCCGAATTTTTCATAAGTCTGATCTGGTGGTGCAGGTTGTTGACCTGAGCGAAAACATCACTGAATTAACACTGGACACTGACTACACGGTGACAGGTGCTGGCGGATATACTGGCGGGAATGTTGTTTTATCGTCGCCTCTTGCCAATGGTTATCAGATTTCGATATCTAGAGAGTTACCGGTTACACAGGAAACAGACCTACGCAATCAGGGAAAATTTTTTGCTGAGGTTCATGAGGACGTATTCGATAAGTTGACAATGCTGATTCAGCAATCAATTAGCTATTCAAGTCTTGCTCTGAAAAAACCGTCTTTTGTGGCAAACTATTATGATGCTTTGAACAACTACATTAGAAACCTGCGAGATCCAAAAAACCCGCAGGATGCTGCTACTAAAAAGTATACTGATGATCTTTATTCATATTCGATGACGCTGTTTGAGACGATCATCGACACATTAGAAAATGGACTGTATGGGTACAACACGAAGAAGTCTTTTGAAGGTGGTAATACCATCAACTATCTTAACGATGTTCTTCTCTGGGAGAGCAACGGCGAATACTATAGATGGGATGGACCGCTACCCAAAGTTGTTCCCCCCGGCTCAACACCAGAAAGCGCAGGGGGGATCGGTAAAGGTAAATGGGTTGGGGTTGGTGATGCCTCACTTAGGGGTGGGTTATCATCGACTGACGGCGATTCGTTAGTTGGATACGCAACATATGCACAAATCAGGGCATATGCCGGTTCTTTGAAGTCAATTCGCTGCGGTGGACGTTCCTCAATATATTCTGATGATGGTGCTCACGGTAAATTTTGGCTAGATGATGCCGACACTACATCTTCTGATAACGACGGGACAATATTAGTTGACTCTCTTGGGCGGCGATGGAAGCGCAAATTTACTGGATCCGTGAACGTAAAATGGTTTGGTGCGAAGGGGGATAATTCCACGGACGATACCTCTGCTTTTCAAAATGCATTAGCGACTAAATTGAACGTATATGCTCCCAATTGCACTGGCTATAAAGTATCAGGTGAGCTTAATTTATCGCAAGGGCAGTCATTATATGGCGACGGAAAATTTGGTCCAACCACACTTAATTATTATGGTTCTGGTACATGTGTAAAAATCTCTGCATATAACTCAGCAAGCAGAGATTGCTCTGTTGTTGATTTACAGATTGTAAATAAAGCATCTGGTGTAAATGGCATTCATATTTATGGGCGCGGAGTTGCCGATGTAAATGATTGGCATAAAATACACAACGTCCGCGTGGAAGGGTTCACTACGCAAATCAGGGTAACAGGGAGAACCATCTGGAGTAGCTTTACTAATGTTGAACTGCAAAATGGAGTTAATGGGTTTATAGCTGAATTCGGTGATGCTGGAACAATGGCTTTCAATGCCAATCATTTTACCAATATGCATTGTGGTTATATGACATTGGAAGGCATGAAAGTGTATAAGGGACAGGCGTGTTCATGGAATAACTGTAATTTTGAAAATTGTAACACATCAAATACCAATGGTGTTGCAGCGGTTTATATAGAAAACTCTGAAAGTTTCATTTTTGATAATTGTTATCTTGAAGGAAACGGTAGAGGCTGTACTAACACAAAGAACTCGCCTACCTCATGCTCATTCGGTTATTGGTTCGCAGGAGTATATAACTATGCTCCAAAAATAATTGGAGGATATAATGTTACCACAGGTATCCCGCTGTACATAAACTCAACTCAACTTAGGGGGGGTAGCGTTAGTGGGGGGAGATGGAATACTTTATCTGGAGACGCATTCTATATAAAACCAGAAGTTATTGGGTCACCGTTTGCTACTGGATCTCATCCATTCGTTGTTGAGCCTGATTGTAGAGTTGATTCTGCTATTTCTGACTATATAAATCTCCCGCCGGATAGTAATTCAAATCGCGGATGCTCTGTACAGCAGGGTAGTTCTACATATTGGGTTACATCCGATACACAAGTGGATGTAGATTGGTACAGAACGCGACATCTTACTTTTGATAACGTGGGTTCTCCAGCGGAAATAACAACATTTTATAATCAGTATCCGGGGCAGCAACTCACTATTTACAATTCTAACCTCACAAGTACCGTTACTATAGCAGCAGCTCTAACGGTTAGGGGTAGCGCGATCACTATAGGAACAAGCTCGTGTGTAACTTTGAAGGTTCTTGGCTACCCATTTGACAGAAAAGTGTATGTAGAAAGCACGGTGTCGATATAGGTATAGAATGAAACCACTCTCAGTAACCTACGCATCATCGCCGATCTCGGAAGTTTTGGTTCCTACGCTTGAATTAACCCCGCTTCGGTGGGTACTGTGTGTGCTTAGGACTGAAAAGTAATGTACTCAAGTGAGGGCCTCCCTCCACTCACACAGCCTCGCGTGCCCCCCCCCCGTGGGGGTGCGTGTCTGGGCGTGCGTGCGCGTTCTCTCCGCGCGTGCGTGCGCTCTCCTCTCTCCGCTCAGTGCTGGGTGTAGTATGCTCTCTCTCTCTCTCTCTGAGTGGGTACGCTCACTCAGTCCTCACTCACTTCGTTCGTTCGGCCTTCGCTCGTTACGCTCTCCGTGCGCTCTCCTCGCTATCGTGGTGGGGTGTGTGGGAGGTGGCTACCGACTTTGCGTTATTCTGCGCTAATTTTTGTCTTTACCCTAGGTTGTCTATTGGTTCTCTAAATGTTAAAAATTGTGCAAATGGCGTTTTCAGTCGGTTTACTTCTCTGGCGGATTCAGGCAACGCGCAAACCTCAATTAATGCCCTTAAGCTAACTAACTGCTCATCCATTGGTATTAACTGTGCAGATTATGCAAGGCTTAATATCTGTAGTGTGGAGATGTACGGCGTAAGTACGGCTTACTATCAGTCCGATACTTCATTGCTTAAAATAGGAACAGAACATTTGGTTGGCGTCACTACTAAATGGGGAGTCTCGCCACCTACGATAAATTCCGGGTGGAATAATTTCGGCTCCGGAAACTCATCATGGTCAGTTTTCTATGATTCATATAGAGTATATTTAAAAGGTTTAGTAACTGCTGACGAAGGGGCTGGAGGGGGTATTCTCAATATACCAACATATCTTCGCCCATCAGAAGGGATGCGATTTGCTGGGTATTCTAATGTTGGCGGTGTAAGAACTCCATGTCTGATTGGTGTATCTGCTACTGGTAGTGTAAGCATAAATGACGGCATCAATCCTGCCGCTGGAGCCTATGTAAGCCTGGACGGAATTTCATGGAAAATAGATAGGTAAATACAAGGCCCCTTTAGGGGCCTTGTGAGTTAAGCGCTTGGCGAGTATTAACTTATTCATTCATTAGCAGTAGCTCACCCCCCTTCTTTGTTGCTGTAATTGTCTGATACCATCAGATTTTGTTATCTATCATCATATGTATTAATTGGTGTGAAAAAAATAAAGTCAAATAAATTACCTTTATGGTGATTTTGCTAAGAGTTATTCGATTAATTCCAATCCATATATGGTTTATTGTGTATGATGAACTCACCAACTAAGGGGGGTTTTTATGCACAGTAAACGGTGGTTGCTATGTCAGCCCAACTAACCAGTGAGTCTTTAAATCAGTGGCTTAGTATGGGGTCTCTGGCTGCGGTTATTGCCGGGGTTCCTCCAGAGGTGGCTCTTGGTGCTCTATCAGGTGCGGTAATATTTATTACCTCTGCTGTTGAGTATCCAATACGCCGCCGGGTCCTCCTGTCGATGCTCAGCTTCCTCTGCGGGCTTCTCTTCTACAAACCAACTGCATCAATCCTTATCGGCGTAGCCAGCCTGATCCCAACTATCACGCAGGATTCATTCGAGAAAGGGATCGTCTTCTCTGCTGGCGCGTTTGTGTCGGCAATCGTCGCAGTACGTATTGGTATCTGGCTCTATCACCGTTCCGACAATCCACGCGATTTAATCCCGGGGAGAAAAGACGATGACAACTCATGAGCTGCTTCTACTGATTGCCAATGCGGTTATCTGTTCTGCGATAGCAATCCGCGTCGGAACCTTCCGGCGTAATGGATCGCAACACCGCCGGTGGGGTGGGTGGATAGCCTACTTCCTTATCGTGGCATCAGCCAGCATCCCCGTCCGCGCCGCATATGCAATCTGGTATCACACACCAATGGCCGCTGATTTATCAGAGGTCATCATCAACGCTGTCATGCTTGCCGCCGTTCTGAAGACGCGCGGTAACGTCGTGCAGATATTCAAAATATCGAGGTCTCAACATGGACATTAACCAGTTCCGGCTAGCAGCCGGTATTACTGAACAGCTGGCCGCGCGCTGGTACCCACATATCACCGCAGCCATGAATGAGTTTGGCATTATTAAACCTGATGACCAGGCGATGTTTATTGCTCAGGTCGGGCATGAGTCAGGAGGGTTTACCCGGTTACAGGAAAACTTCAATTACAGCGTATCAGGACTGACCGGTTTCATCCGTGCCGGTCGAATCACTCCGGACCAGGCCAACGCGCTTGGACGGAAAGCTTACGAGAAGTCTCTGCCTCTTGAGCGTCAGAGGGCAATCGCCAATCTGGTGTACAGCAAGCGTATGGGCAACAACGGACCGGGCGATGGATGGAACTACCGCGGACGCGGGTTGATTCAGATCACTGGTCTGAACAACTACCGTGATTGCGGCAACGGTCTGAAGGTTGATCTGGTAGCGCAGCCTGAACTGCTGGCGCAGGATGAATACGCGGCCCGCAGCGCGGCGTGGTTCTTCGCCAGTAAAGGTTGTATGAAGTATCCACGCGACCTGGTGCGCGTCACGCAGATTATCAACGGTGGCCAGAACGGTATCGACGACCGGCGATCGCGTTACGGTGCTGCCTGTAAGGCGCTGTTATGATCTGGGCATTTGTCAAAGCATACTGGAAACAGTTGCTTATCATGGCGATGCTTGCTGCGCTGGTTGTCATCGGTGTGGTTGCCTGGAATGTTCACGGTGACCTGCAGTATGCCGCCGGCTATGAGCAGGCAAAGACAGACCGTAAAGCCCAAGATGATAAAGCTCGTCAGCACGACGAACAGGAGAAAGCGACCAATGAACGTGAAGCGCAGCAGAGGATCGACCAGGCGCGCAATGATGCTCTTGATGCTTCCGCTCGCGCTGGCAGGTTGCAGCAACAGCTCGTTGCCATCCGTGAGCAGCTCAGGCAGTATAACGCCACTGTCGGCGCTGGGCCGTCAGCCGCAGACACCGGTGTTTTGCTTGCCGACTTGCTCAGCAAATCTCTCGAGCGAAACCGACAACTGGCAGAGTACGCTGATCGGGCAGCTGAAGCCGGAAGAGTCTGTGAAAAGCAGTACGATTCGCTGACCAGGTAA